GCGACCGCGATGCCGTCCGCCCTGACGGGTCCGTAGGCGCCCTCTCCGGTGCGCGTCTCCACCGTGACTTCGTCGCGCAGCAGTCTGCGTGAGACGCCTCTCATCACTCGGCCGGCTCCGGAGCGTTGACGACGATGTAGCCGTCGTCGCTGAAGAGCGCGGCGACGTCACCCTCGAGCGAGGGCAGGGGAAGGTCAGTCGTGAGGGTGACCGTCCCGACGCCGAGCCGTCCGGCGGCACGCCTGACGGCACGCTTCTCGTCGGCCGTCAGGTAGACGCCGGAGGCGGTGACGACGCCGGCACGCCATGTATAGGAGCCGATCGTCTCGCCCTGCAGCCCGGCGGGGTTGTCGAACGCCCGCCGGGCTGCCTCGCATACGACCGGCAGCAGGGCCGCCGGCACGGTGGCACTCGTCCAGGGAGCGTCCAGGTCAGCGACGTCCAGGATCAGCGCCGAAGCGTCTTCGAGGAGAGCATTCACCTGGGCGATCTCGTCCTCGGTGAGAGTCACGCCCCAGCGCACCTCGCAGTCGGTGTATGCGGCGAGCGCGGCCATGGATCACGCCGTGAAGTCAGGCACGCGAACGTACTCGAAGAAGAAGATCCCCGAGTAGCCGGAGGTGTCGGCCGAGCCGAAGGCGGCGATGTAGTCGCCCTCCGGGACCTTCGGCAGCGAATCGGCGGCGTCGCCGTTGGCGAACCCGGTGACGGCGGTGCCGTGCGAGTCGGCCTGCGCCGCGGCGGCGAACAGGTCGGTCCGATCGTGCGCGCCGGCCACCGTGGCGGCGTTGCCGACGGTGATGTTCGCGACCCCCGCGGAGTTGACCAGCCCGTAGAGGAAGGCGCGGGTCACGATGATGTCGCAGGCCTCCGGGTTCTGGATGTAGCCGAGGCAGCCGGCCGCATCTGCGCTGTGCGCGGCCTGCCCGGTGAGCGCGAAGGAGCACAAGCCGCGCTCCGTGGTCCAATCGACCTTGCTTCCCATGTCGTTGTCTCCTTCTCTGCGGGCCGGACCGCCTCACCGACGGTCCAGCCCGCTATGGTGTGCGTCAGGTGGTCGGGTTGGTGGAGACCCCAGCGCCGGCGTTCGGCGCCGGGTCGGCGGTGTAGATGTGGGTCACGACGTCGGCCCAGCCGGAGTTGACCCCGACCAGCTGGCAGCCGCGCAGGATCACGAAGTGCGTGTTGCCGGCGGCCGGCATGTCGAAGGCGTTGCTGATGCCGTTCGCCCAGTTCGCCGTGTAGTTGAAGAACAGGCAGTCGTCGAAGATCGTGTCGCGCAGGTCGCCGGCGCTGTTGTCCACCACGGCGAGGAACTTGCCGGCCGTCTCGGAGTAGCTGCGGATGTCGCAGGCGATGAAGCGGTTGCGCGCCCCGGCGACGATGAGCTCGGCGTTGGCGGCCGTGCGGATCACCGAGTCGAGCCCGATGGTGCAGCGCGCGAAGGTGTTCTCCGAGCCGCTGACCTTGAGCGAGTAGGAGCCCGCTCGCGTAGCCGCCGCCGCGACACCGGTGGATCCCATGCCGGCGACGAACACGTTCTCGAGGTAGTTGCGCTCGCCCGAGACCAGTACGCAGGCTCCGTCCTCAGCCTTGTCCTTGCCGTCGAAGAACTGGATGTTCTTCACGATGCAGCCGGAACCCGAGAGCGTGAACAGGGTCGCGAGGTCGTTGGCCGCGGTGTTGACGATGCGGCAGCGCTGGCCCATGCCCGGCAGATCGCCCGAGAGGCCGACCAGGTGCGTGTAGCTCTTGGCCCAGTCGATGGCCGCCGTGGGGTTGTCGGCGGTGGGCCCGCCGACGAAGAGCACGACGTCGTTCTGGTTGGTGACGCACTTGGCGTAGGCCGCGGCCACCGTCTTCAGCGGCTTCGACCACTTGGTGCCGGGGTTGGTGTCGAGCCCGCTCACCGGGTCGACGATGTAGACGTTGCTGTTCGGACCACGCGGCACGTTCGCCAGCGCGGCGGAGATGTCGAGCGGGTAGAGGCCCATCAGATCCTCACTTTCGGGGTCAGGCGGTCAGGAGCGAGAACGGGCAGCGCGTGGCGTCCGTCTCGTTCATCTTGTTGGGCGGGTTCGGCATGGCGAAGCCGAGGCGCATGACGCAGCGCAGCGCGGCGGAGTCCTGCTGCATGAGGTTGAGCACGATGTGACCGGTGGCGTCGCTGATGACGCCCTCGGTGAAGATCTGGTAGGTCATGTCCTGGCGGATCGCGTAGACCAGCTGGTCCCACTGGCCGACGATGTCCAGAGCCTGAGCAGCGCTGACCGACCCGTCCGTCGGGAAGTACGTCGGGGCGCCGTCGATCTCGTAGCGAGTGGCGTCCTGGGGCGCGGTGGTGAAGAGCGGCACGCCGTCGGTGCTGCGGCAGTTGCGCAGGCGGCCACGAAGAGCGGTGGCGGCGACGTGACCGGTCGCCATGTAGCCGTCCGCCTCGAGGCGCATGAGCTGGCCGTCGGCGGCACCATCTGCGGACTCGCCGGCGATGGCCTCGTAGAGGTCGGAGAAGCCGGCGATCGAGGCGACGTTCCCGGCCGCCGTGGCGACGGTGACGAGGCCGGCCCCGCCGAGGTCCGTGGTCCACGTGGCGGGGATGTTGGTGCCATAGGCCACGGCGCCCCAGATGGTGCGCGAGAAGGCCATCTCGATCTCGGGCTTGGACTCCCCCCAGATGTCGTAGTCGACGTCGTCGACGACGGCCAGCGGGATCGGCAGGATGACGGCGATCTCCTCGGCGTCGATGTACTTGTTGGTCCAGTCGACTTCGGTCGTCTGCTTGAGGCCGGTGTCGCCGGAGACGAAGTAGGCGTAGGGGCTGGCGCCGAACATCGGCATCCGCACCTGGGCGGCTGACATGTTCGGCAGCTGCCGCGCCAGCTGCATGAGCGGGTTGATCTTCGGGACGCTCTTGATGATGTCCCGGCTCACGTCTTCGGGGATGAGCGCGCTTACCTCAGCGCGCCCCGTGATGTTTGCATAGCCCATGGATAGTCCTCGATTCCGTTCCGGTTACATGTGCTTGCCGACGATCGCCTGGCGGATGCTCTGGTTGATGGCCTGGTTCCCGTCGCTCGACTCTCCCCCGGCTGAAGCGCCGGAGCGGAGCCGCTCTTTCGGCCGTGTCGGCTTGCCGGCGGCGGCGCCGTCATCGCCACCGCTGTTCTTCTGACCGAACGAGGTGAGCAGCTCATCGGCGTCCGCCTCGAGCTCCTCTTCGGTCGCGCCCACGAGGCGCTTCGCCTGGGCCTCTGTCAGGCCCTTGCGCATCGCGACCCGCATGCGCAGCAGCTCGCCCTGGGCGGAAGCGGCTGCCTTCTCCGCGGCCGTCGTCTTCTCAGCGAGCTTCTGGGTCTCGGTCTTGCTGGCTTCCTCCAGCTCCTGCAGGCGACGGGCAGCATCGGCGTTGGCCTTGGCCTGCGCCTCGTGCTTGCGTGACATCGCCTTCCACTTGGCGACCTCGTCGACATCGCCAGAAGGCGACGAGCCGGCGCCCGTGTCGGGCGGCGCAGACGAGCGTTGCTGGTCCTGACCATCCTTGTCCTTCGAGTCCTTCTGGTCCGTATCCACGTCTCGCTCCCGTGTCGGGTTAGCTTCGGTGACAGCCGTGGCGGCGGTCACAGGTCTCATTGGTTGCCGAGCACCGGCGTGAAGTCGGCGCCCACCTCGTGGAGCTCGCCACGGCCGAGGGCCGTGCGGAACTCATTCAGTGATCCGGTCTCGTTCCACAGGGCGCGATACTCGCGGCTTCTGCCGGGCCACTCGTAGCCCTCGCCGTACTCGATCTCGGGCTGGCAGGAACAGTTCCCGTGCGGCTCGAAGCTGGCGGTCTCCTCCGACCAGTAGACCGGTCCGCGGCTGGCCAGCATGGCGCAGAAGGCGCAGGGGTCGCCGCTGGTCACGCGGGCGAATCGGAGCTTGCTGCGCCGCGCCTCGCCCGTGATGGTGTCGCTGCCACCGAGCAGGACGAGGCGGGCGATGTCACCGGAGACACGGACGGCGCCGTGCCGCATGGCCTGGCGGAACGGCTGGCCGGACTTGAGCGCCTGATAGACGCCGCCACGGGCGCTGGCCCCGACGACGGTCCGTATCTGCTCCTCAGCGCGTTCCTTGGCGAGCGCAGCGAAGGTCGTCTCGACAGCCGCCGCTGCCGACTTCGGGTCGGCGGCCAGCATCTCGATGCGCCGGTACTGCCGCAAGTACCCCTGCGCTATGAGCGCCGACTGCTGAGACCGCGAGTGCACGAGCAGGACCACCGCATCCTCGAAGGCCTTGAAGCTCGACGGGTCCTTCGGCTGCCAGGCCGGCCACAGGCTCATGACCTCCCTGACGACCTTGGCCCGCAGCGCGAGTTGCTGACGCCGGTGAAGCTGCGTAAGCCGGTTGCCTGCCTCGCTGATCGCCATGCTCAGACCTCGGTCGCCTGCACCCGCAGGAGTTCCTCAAGGCTGGCGAGGGAATCGCCGCGAGCGGCCGCGTCCTTCCAGCGGGCGACGTCCTTCGTGCTCACGCCGGGGATCTTCTCCCACAGCATCTCCGGCGGGATCATGAGCATCTGCGCCATCTTGCCGAGCGCGTCGACGGTGGCCGCCAGGGCCCGCGCCTCCGTGTCGCGCCAGCGCACCTCGGCCCCGTAGTCGACCGTGCGTCCAGCCATCTCATCGCCGAGCTCGAAGACCTGTTCCCAGCTCTCGCCGAACACGGTCTGACGCTGCTCTACCTTGCGCTGCTTGGACGCCTCAGCCGCGGCCAGCGCCTCAGCGGAGAGGTTCACCAGCTGGCCCACCAGCTCGTGGGCCGGCGTCTGCGACACCGAGGCGAGGTGTCGGATGCTCGCTTCCCGGGAGTCGAGGTAACCCTTGAGGTCGGTCTGGGAGAACTCCCCGACGGCCATCTCGTCCTTGTTCTCCTCGAACGTCCACAGCCGCGACGCCATCGCCGTGAGCTTCTGCTCCTCCGTCTCGGCGAGCCAGCCGAGCACGTAGCGCTGGCGAAAAGCCCCGTAGTGCTGGGCGACGAGCAGGCCAAAGGTCGTGACGTCGATCTGGTCCTGCAGGACCATGAGGTCGTCGATCTCGCCCAGCGTTTCATCGTCGAGGTCGTCGATGGGGCGAAAGCGCACCGCGGGCACAACGCCGACGCCGTGGATGTCCTCCGAGACGTAGACGGGAGCCGCAGAACCGCGGACGCTGAGCCAGTAGACGCGGTCCTGGTCGAATAGGCGGTACAGCGTCTCCTTGGGGTCGGCGGACAGGCGTCGCTCAAGTGCCCACATCGGCCAGTCGTCCTCGCCATAGACCGCCGTCATGTTGCGCGGCGAGATCCCCCGGATGGCGGCGACCGGCTCCCCCGGCAACACCGTGACGTAGGATGCCCCGTACGCCAGAGCGGCGCGGTGGACGCCGATCTGCCGGGAGTCCATACGGTTGCGCTGCCAGAGGCCCCAGGCCTCGGAGTTGTCGTCGACCCCGCGGGCGCGGTATCCGTCCACGTACATGGACTGCGTGACCGACTCGACGACCAGCCGGAGCATGTTCACCCTGGAGATCCTGGCGAGGCGCCTGATGTCTGCGTCGGGGACTCCGTTGACCCAGCTCACAGGCTGGGTGCCCCGCAGGTAGGAGCGGATGCGGTTCAGCCTGGGGGACTCGTCGGCGCGCCACTTCAGCATGAGGCGGCACTGCTCCACGACTTCGCTCTTGTCCAGGGCCACAGATGCACCTCCTCGGGTGGTGGTCAGAAGAAAGCCGCGCCAGTCTTGCGTGAGCGTCGGCGCTTACGCTCCGGCAACGCCAGGTACACCTGCCGCGCCATACGGGCGAGGATGAGGGCGGCCAGGGCGTCGACCTTGCGGCCGCTCTCGCGGTGCTCCTTGCCGAACGACACGCCCCAGGCGTTCGGGCGCCGGCGGGCGTTGTGGACGTGCTGTCGCACCCGGGCGTCGCCGTCGTGGCGGAAGGCCTGCTCCGTGATCTCGTTGTGCGTGCGCTCTGCGCCGTCGGTCGTGAACTCCTTCTGGCGAGCGCGCATGTCCCAGGCGATGCGGTGCTTGGGTGACGCGAAGGCGCAGAGCTCGCGGCCGCGCTCGCGACCCAGTTCCTGCGCCCAGCGGTCGACATAGGACTCCCACGGGTGCAGATCGGAGAAGAACGCCACCACGTCGTAGTGCTCGAAGGCGGCGCGCACCGCCCGGTCTATCTCCGCACGCGGCGCCTGGCCGCCGTGCCGCTCCGGGTCCCAGACGCCGAGCGTGAAGGTGAAGCCGTCGGAGACACGGCAGCCCATGAGGGCACTGTGGTCGTCGGTCAGCGAACCGTCGAAGCCGAGCGTGACTACCTCGCCGGCGACGACCTTCTCGGCGCGGTCCGCGAGACCGTCCCACTCCTGCGGGGTCACCCAGGCGTCCTCGGTGGCCACGATCTGGTTGTAGTAGAAGCGGCGGGACTGGCTGGGAGCGTTGCGGGGGTCGAGGATCTCAGCGACGAGGCGCTCGATGTCGAGCCAGGTCGAATCGCCGCGCACGGCCTCGAGCACCGCCGGCGCATCCTCGGCGCAGAGCCGGGCCTCGGGCGGCGCCTCCAGTGAATCGTAGACGAACCCGACGTCCGCTGAGCGGCCGGCCTCGATCTTCTCCCAGGCCTCGCGGGCGAGTTGCGCGACAGACTCCTCGCCGGGCTCGTAGGCGTTCGTGATGGAGAGCGCCCGGGCCTGGCCATCCTTGCTCTTCGCCAGGTTGCGCGCGATGACGCGGTCCATCGCGTGGCCCTCGTTCGTCGTGAGCCAGTGATGCGTCTCGTTGCGCAGCACGAAGGTCGAGCGCGCACCCTCCATCGTGCGTGGAGAACTGGTCACAGCCTCGATGCGCTGCGCCCCGTGGTGGGCGTAGATGATCTCCTTGCCCAGGTCGATCTCGTACTCCTTCAGCGCCGCCTTGGTGAAGTAGGCGGGAAACAGGGTCATCGTGTTCTTGGTCTGCGTGATCGAGACGGCCGCCGTCTGCACCCAGGCCTGCGGGTGCGAGATGCCGGCTGGATGCTCGTTGCCCCACGGGTCCTGGACCACGGCCCCGCCCGGATCGACGCGACAGGGCCCGACAAACTCGAGTGCACAGAGCGTCGCCCCAAGCGGGTCCTTGCCGTGCCCCTTCATGCGCTGGAAGACGCCGTCCCGGTAGACGAAGCGGCCTGCGTCGTCGACCGCGTACCAGTGGAGAAGGAACCTCAGCTGCTCCGGCGTGTAACGCCAGGGGCGTCCGTCCTCGTGCTGCAGCCACTCGGAGGCCCAGCGGACCGCGTGCCAGCCGAGCGTGCGCTCCGGCAGGTACCAGCCGCTCGAGTGCTCCAGGTCCCTCTTCCAGGTCGGACCGATGCAGACCGGCTCAACCGCCGAGCGCGTCGCGGTACTCATCCATCACCGAGACGGGGGCCAGCTTTGGCTCCGGCTTGCGCTGGATCTCGATGCCGATGCGGCGACGGTCGCCCTCGGTCACGCCCAGGGCGGCAAAGGCCTTGAGGTAGGCGGCCAGCGACCCGCCCTTGAGCGGCACGGTGGCGCGGACGACCTTCCCCGTGATGATGCTGACGCCGACCGCCTGCGGTTTCAGGTCGCGGCTCATCGCCTCGGCCAGCAGGTAGGCGGCCGCCCAGTCGGAGGGCTCGTAGAACTTCGCCTGGCCGGAAGTGCGGAGCGACTCGTACACGCGCCTCGCGATCGGGTGCCAGCGTTGCTCAGCCGGCGGGACCTCGACCTCTCCGGTGGTCTCGACCTTCGCGACCGGGATGTCGGGCGCGTTCTGCCGGCGGCGCTCCTCGGAGCGCTTCGGTACCGGTCCTCTGGTGCCCATGTCGGGCCTCCCGATGGAAAGGGCCCCGTGTCGGGACCCCGTTGCTGGTCGGGCGGTGAAACCCGTAGTCGACCTCTGGTGCTATGCTCCCCGCTCTCCTTC